TTCTCATTAGTGCTCTGCCACCTGAAGAAGATGAAGTTCCTCTTGACAATGTGCTGCCTCCAGTTCTGGATGCACTTGGTCTTGTCTCAGATCCACCACCACTTCTCAATTTTGAGCCGCCACCGCCGCCAGATCCACTTCTGTTGCGGCCACCGCCACCACTACTACTTGGTTTGTTTGGTTTTCCTGGATCCCCATGCCCTCCATCTTTTTTCTTAAGAACTGGTTTTTTCTTATCTTTCTTATCCTTATTTTTCTCTTTCTTCTTATCACCACCTGAGCTGTAACTCATGCTATAATTTACACCTACTTTATTTTCTCTTTTTCCTTTCTCCGAAGATGCAGAATGACTAGTTCCAGGTTTTGCAAGTGCTTTACTTACTGCACTTTTGATGGAATCATCAGTTGCCTTAGCTGGAACAGATTTGCTACTAAAAGTAACACTACCAGAATGAGCTGTTTTCTCTTGCATTTCAAATTCTTCAGACTTATTTCCCCAGTTTGCAGCACCTACTTTACGACACTTAACTAAAGCACCAGATGCATATGCAGAAGGCCATACAGAATAGCGAGACTTGACCTTGTGATAACAAGCGTCTTTAGTCCCACTACCTTTTCCTTTCTTATCTTTTGCTTCGGAAATGGATTCTTCTACTTTTTTCATTGGTAATCCTTTGTGCTTTGTGCTTGCAAATTTCTTTACGTCGGAACGCTTGGCGGTGGCAGCAACTTTGGCAACCTCAGGCGAGGGATTTTCCATTTCCCCTTTTTGAGCCGCTCTAACCATCCCGAAGAACCTTTGTTGCTTTTTGGAGACTGCTTCTTCATCAACCTTTTTCCTCTTAGAATCGGTTGCAACATAAGTTGGTTTAGCAGCACCTGATTTTTGTTGTTGACCAGGATCTGCTTCTTTTTTTCTTCTAGCTGCAGATTTTCTCTCAGCCTTACTCATACTTGCTCGTTTTGCTGAAGAGACACATTTAGGAGTTCCTTCTCCTGGTTCATCACTGGCGCAAGTCCCACCTGTGACAACATTGACCCAACCACCTTTACCATCTTTTGATTTGGATCCTTTGAACCATTTATGGAGAGTTCCTTCACTGACTCCTCCGTTTCCACCATTAGAGCCGCCATTAGTGCCGCCATTCCCGTTGGAAGGGCCATTCTTACCATTTCCATTCTTCTTTCCTTCTTCAGAGTCTTCATCATTATCACGCGCAAGATAACCACGGGCACCAATATGGTATCCCATAGGAATTTTCTTACATTTTTTATCTGTAAAACAGTAATAGTAACCAGTTTTACATTTCTTAGATTCCGTCATTGCTGATTTTTAAGAAATTTAGCTAGTTCTGCGGTGGATCCCACGAATAATGCATTATTAGTCACAGACTTAGGACCAGAATCCTCTTCTTTATTTAGTTCCTTCATTTTCTTTTGAAGATCCATCAATTTATCTGTTGTGTCAGCAACACTTTTGATAATTTGACCAGCAACTTCATATGCTCTAGGGGAATCTGACTCTTGAGCCAACTCCATGATTCCATCTAGACTTTCTTGACCCTTTTCAATTAGAGAATATAAATTTCCTCTCGTATATTCATAGTCTTTCTTTGCTTGTTCAACTCTCTGTTCATGTTCAATATCTTTTACAATTTCAGACTCTGAAGGTGTGACATTAACAATGTCAGTCTCTGTGTTTAGAGAATCGCTAATTTTATCAAATGATTTAGCCATTATGAATCAGTCCCCGATGCTGGATTAAACTTCTTACTATCAGAAAACACTTCAATAGTTTCACTGAATCCAAAGTCATCGCCAGGTTCTGCGTCAATTGGATCTGGTACTGCAGTGTATCTTACTTCACGCTTAGCAGCACTAGTGTCCGTATCTGTATAATAATCGACCTGAACTTTGCGGATGAGACCGTCTGAACTCTCTGCAATAGGTCCGAATAGATATGTGTTTGCTGTGAATGTAATGTTGTAAATTAGAGCCCTTCTGGATTGGAAATTGCCCTCATATTCATCTTGCATTGTGATATTTCCTAGTGTGATTGGAATATCTCTTTTTTCTCCAATAGAACTTACAAGATCAACAGTGACTTTAAATGATGGTTGAAAATATGGTAGAATCTGCTCTATGATTTGTAGAGCATCTTCATTTAGTTTTGAATATATTGATAACTGAAACTCAACATTGTATGGTACAGGAAGAAATACCTTCTTCATCGTTTCACCATCTACAGCTTTGAAAGTCTTAGTTACGTTAGACTTTCTAGTTGGATCATAAGCAATCCCCAACATTTCAAATGACATTCTTGGCAATGTTATTGCAACTGGTTTATCCAGTTGTGCCTGCTGCTCTAATCTTGCTAAAAATTTCTGCTGGGGTGCATATGCTAGAGGAACTTTGATGTCACTGACTGTTCCAGAATCATCACTGGTTTTTCTTACATGAATATCATTGAAAATAGTTCCGAAAGCAATAATAGTCTTTCGTAATATTTCGTGATAGTAATAAGTTCCTAACATCAGTATGTACCAAAGGGATTCGATTCTGTAAAGTCTAATAGATCATCAGCTAGATCTTCAATCTCCTGATTTTGAGAGAACTCTATTTCTACTCCAGGGTCATCATTGAAAGAAGAAACTGTATGTGTGGCATTCGATGTAGAGCCAACAATAGTTTCTCCAGCCGTGAATTTACCACTATTTATGTACACGTCTAGAGTCTTAGCATCCTTATCGTATTTCTTGACTCTTGCAGTAGTGCCAGAAAGACTTCCAGTAACAGTCTCGTTTGATATGAAGTCACTAGTTCCAGAACCAGGTGCTGTTGTAATTCCAACAGTTGGTGCTACTGTATAACCAACTCCAGCATTTCTAATTCTGAATCCAGTAACAGTTCCACCAGTACCGATGGTAGTAATAACATCAGCAGTTGATGTCGCTGCACCAGTTAGAGTCACTGTTGGAGCAGTAACATAAAGTGCTCCAGGTTCTGTGATAGTAAATGACTGGATTGAACCATCACCAAGAATCGCTGTTGCAGCTGCACCTACACCATTTCCACCACTAAACGTGATAGTTGGTGGCACTGTATAACCAGCACCAGCATTTGTAATTAGAACTTCAAATATAGAATTGGATGTGGTGATAGCAACAGCAGTCGCATCTGTTCCACCAACGGGAGCAGTCGAAATCGCTACAGTTGGTGCAGAAGTATATGCATATCCATCATTGTTTAGAACAATGCTTCTAACCGCACCATCAGCAATAGATGCAGTTGCAGTCGCATCTGTTCCAGCTCCAGTTAGAATTAACTGAGTAATGTATCCTTCATCAATAACTGCGTCATCAATCTCAGCAACTCCAGTGTCAACAATCTCATCTTCAAGTCTGAGAAGTTCACACTGTAACTGATAAACGTAATTTTCACCTAATTGATAGAATGGTTTTTCATGCTCAACATTTTTAATTTCATATAGTCTTTCACCAAGTGGGAAATATATTACATCACCTTCTCTAGGTCTGCCATCTAATATAATTTCGCTGGCATCTTGTTCTTTTAAGTCTTTTAAAAACTCTACAATGTAAGTATCAAATTTTTCTCTTGAAATAGTCAGAGAAATTTCATTTCTAAGTTCTATTCCAAACTTAGACATAATATCGGTGTTAGCACCATACCCCTCATAGTTATCGAGATATGCTTCGATGATAAAATTATCATCCAATTTAGACATCGTTACTTCTCTTGAGAGAGTTTCGGTGCCAATTATTTTTCTTGGGATATAATATACATCTATCCCATAGATCTTTAATTGCTCATTGATTAGATCTTGAAGCAAATATTGCTCTTGCTTTGATCCTTGTAGAAAATAGGGATTTCTTGCCATTATCCTATCATGTCCATGGGAGGTAGTTCATAATAACTTGCCATTTTGTCTTCAATTTCTCTTAGTTCTGCATTACCATCCTCATAGTATTGTCTACCGTTTAGTTCGACTCCACCTGGTAATTTAGTTCCACTGAATTTCATCATGTTAGCTCCCCACTGCCTCTTAATTAAAGAGGTTAGGTATCTTTTTACCCAAGTATCATTATATATTTTGGTAAAATCTGCTGGGTTTAGAGCACGAATACATTCGATGACAATATAGTCACCAGCTGTTTGTGCCCCCCAATCAATATCAAGATATAGTCTACCTTGCCTCTTTGCAAATCTAATTTGCTTATCAGTTGTCAACATAAAATCGATATCTTCTAGATATCGTTTTGTCATTGCATAATTGAGAAGATCTACACTACTGAAGTAATATAGATCATTCAAGAATAGTTGATATTTTATACTGAACATTCCACCAGAAATGGAATTAGAGTCGAATTTAAAAATTCTATTGATACCTAGAACAGACTCTGGTACTTTGATATAATTATTGTTTTCGTAAAACTTAAACTCACTGGTAATTCCAACAGATTCTGACACTGTTGTAGTTGTAATACCACTAACACCTGTTTTTCCAGGACCCTTTCCTCTGTCAATATCATCCTGGGTAATTTGATATTTTAGAAATGTTTTTTCAGATCCATCATAATGACGTTCCTGAAAATATTGAATGGTGTCATCAACCAAATCATCTATCTGATCATCATCTACGTTGATTTCTAAAACTGGCGCACCAAGTTTACGTAGTGAGTAATCTATTAATTCTTGTCTTGTAGATGGTGATGCCATTTTACTCCAGATTAATTATTAAGTAAAATTTTTACCGACTTGCTGGTATCATCAATAGATGAAATTGGTTTATCAGTCCTATTATTTAACAAAACTGTGGTTGAATTTGGATTATCTTCAACCGTAACCGTTGTGATTCCAGCCATTATCGAGTTACTCCAGCATTGACGATTGCTGAACCTTGAACGACTCTCAATACAGTAGAAATACCACTTACTGTATCAATACCACTGTTAATTACAACATCATATACATATCTACCACTTTTTATGGCAGAAGTTTCAGTCGCTGCTAAAGAAATGCGAACATTTCCACCGCTTTCACTTGTCACTGTTGAAGTGAATGATACTTTTGTAGACGAAGTTGGAGTCTTTCTCAATTGAGCACTTACAGCATATCCGACCAAACTTTTGGCAGCATTAGTAGATGCATCTTCAATGGTGAAATTTTTAGTAAAATCAGCACCTTGATTAATAATCAAGTTGTGTGAATATACTGCCATCTTACAAGTTCAACAGGGCTCTTGACTATTTATTATTATCAAGGAGAGTCTTTAACATTCCCTTGAGTTCTGAAATTTCATCTTTAAGTTGATCAATTTCACGATTTTGTTTGCTTTTCCTTTGCTTCATCTTCATATAATTTGTGTAAGCTTGATCATTCACATTGATCACTGCTCCAGTCTCAGTGTTTTTGTAGAGACTGGAGTCTTGTTCTACTTGTACATATTCAGACATTTTATGCTAATGCAATAGTTCTAAGATCATTCATTCTGGGTGCAAGACACTCATTTGTTCCGCTAAAGACAATTTTTATTTGATATGCGGTAAATGGTGGCAACTCATCAACGCTAAATTGATACTCCCTCATTTCATCAACTGCTTGAGAAATAATCTGTGCATCTGGTCTACCAGTGTTTTTCGCTGGGTCTATAACCTGATCTCCAAAATTATCACCATCAGTATCAGTCAAGTTATCATATCCAGGGAATAGAACAAATGCTGGTTCTGTGTTTCCACTATCAACTGGGAATATTCTATAAAGTGCTCTGATATCTGCACTAGAATCAACTGTAGCTGCTGTGAGTAACTTGAGTGAAGTTGCAGGATTCTTGAGATCAATTCTATCAGAAACATACACAGCTGCATGTGGATCTTCTTGTACAGAATTTACTCTAGAATCAGTTGTATAGTCAGTAATTGGTCTATCAAGTCTAGATCTATCAAAGTCAATAGCGCAGTTATCAAGATAGATGAATGGTGAATAATTACTGTCTCTAGACTGTAGATCAACTTCAACTGTGAATGATTTATTTCTTGGGAGACCATCTAGATTTGCATCTTCATTTACTTTTGAGCACACCATTTGAGGTTTGCCAAATATCAAAGTTGCATTTGGTTCAGTCGTCAAGAAACCTTGATCAACGAAAGATGGTTCCACACCACCAGCACTAGTTCCAGAAACTGTTCTTACGCGAGTGGTAATTTTTGTCTTCTTAGGAGTAACAATATCAAGTCTGCAATTCAATCTATCATATTGAACATTACCAGAAGCAAATACGTCGTCACCACCTGCAATGAATTCACTATCGAAATTCAGCATGTTTGGACCATCTCTTCTGTTTCCTCTATCAATTTCAACATAGTAAGTATCAATTGTTTTATTTGCTTGGAAAACTACCGCAGCTGGGATATCATGAACTTTATTGATCTGAGTCAGTGAAATTCCATTAAATTCATATGGATAAATCTCATCTCCAGAAGAGTGTAATACAGCCGTAGTTCCTTCTGCACCTCTTGTTGCAATTCCAAGAGTTCCATCACCAATACTGTTATAATACATGACTTCATTATCAACCAATACATATCCAGCAGAAGTAGATACACCTTGGAATGTTGCGAATATTGAAGTATCAGCCACTCCAATTGACGTTGTAGTAGCATTGATGTCTTGATTCAACTCTGTGGGAAGTCTTGTTGGATCTACATTGTAGATATCAACTTTATTACGAATATCTTTAAGTGCATGATTTGGATGGAGAACTTCGATTACGTTTCCAGAATACAATTCATCAGAAACGATTGAAGTTCTAACTGCTGTTGTAACACCAGTATTCAAAGTCTGTGCATTACCACTATCATCATAATATACTAATGGATCATCAACAGTTAAATGCTCACCCTTAACATTTGTTAGATATAATGTATCAACACCGTTAATTTCAGAAATAGAGATCTGAGCACCTGTTCCTTTGGTTACGTCTGCTGTGGTAATACCAAGAGATTCACCAACAATGTAACCAGTTCCAGTGTTTGCAAGTGACACTGAAGATAGAACACCATCAGCAATTGTTACTGAACCTGTTGCACCAGATCCTTCTCCAGATAATGAGAAGAAGTTTACATTACTGTAAGTGCCATCAGAGTATCCAATTCCAGGTAGGTTGGCTTTAATTGTTTGGAGAGTTCCTCCAACATTACCAATCACGCCAGTAACCAAATTTCCAGTTCCAACTTTTCTGCCAATTTGCAGAATATCTTTCATCTCCTGTGTCAATACAGTTGTAATACCAACATCAAGATTTCTTGGTAGGCATTTAATTGGATCTTCTGGCATATCGGGAAGATTGTCACCATCTCTATCAATATCTGGATTATTGAATGTTACTGTTCCATTTTCGGTTAAGAAGCGACACTTGTTCACTTGGAACTTCATGTCTTCAAATTGAGTTGGTGTCCAAATAGAACCGTTTTGTGACTTATACAGTGAACCAGCACCATATTGCTTAGTATATTGTTGCGATTCAGGGCCGGATAGTTCCGCTGTATTTACAGTTTTCTCTCCTAATTTTGCAATCCAAGCATTATATTTTATTGAAGTTGGTGCTAGAAGCACAATACAATATTCAGTTTCTGGTTCGACAGGAATTGGTGCAGGGAAAGTAACTCTAGTAGCAACACTAGCATCATCAGATACATTTATCTGTGATGGTAGAAGAACAACTTGTGCATCTTCTGTAACAACCTGTAGTGTTGGTAGTCCCAACTCAATTGTTCTAAGTTCAACAGTCAGAGGTGCTTTAGGATCTTTTGTTGCCATGAAAATGTCAACAGAGGAAATAAATGCACCTTTTTTGTCGGTTGTAAATGATTGTGCCAGAGGGTCTCTTCTAGGAACACGTCTCTCACGTACAACTTCTCTTACTACTCTAGTTTCCCTAATAATTCTGGGTTCAATAACTCGTGTTCTTTCAACAATTTCTCTCTTCTTAATGATCTTTGGAGGTGGAAGTTTCTGGAATCTAAAGACGTTAGTCTTAGTTACAGTCGTAACAGCATTCTTCGTAGTTGTTACCAGTTTCTTGATAGTTGTTGTTATCGTAGTTCTGATAATTGTACCTTGAGATGTAAATGGAGCTTCCGCTTCACTGTGTTTAATTGCTCCAGGCAACGTGACTGAATCTTTAGGATCATTAGTTAATTTGAAGATTTTAGTTCCAGTCTTAAATCTTCTATTTTTATTCTTTGGTCCAGCAAAACATATATTTCCATATACGCTTCCTAAACCATCAGTAACTAACCTCTTTCTGTTAATGATTGCAGTTGCACCACTTTTTCTACCAATAATGACATGTTGTCTCCAAAAGTGTCCTTTGAATTTACCCATAGCCTTACGAGACATTGCAAGTAAGTCTATATTCAAGAATGTGGAAGAACTATTGTAAGTTGTTAAGTTACTAATGTCCTGATCTCTATCATATGGATTAAATGTAAATGTCTCAGATGGATTTTTATGCTTTCCACTCTTGTGGTTTGGGACACAAAGTCTAGTAACAGCTCTTCTACGAGCCTTTTTAAACTTCTTACCCTTAGGATCATCTACTATATCTTCAAACTTATCTTCTGCTTTTAGATTGCCCTCACCATCGACGAATTTTTGAGCTTTTTTATTCCAAATTTCACAAATCTCACCAACTTGGAATGAACCTTGTACATCTGTAACTTCAACCAACTTAGGAATAACTCTTACCTTCTTGGATCCATCATAGAATGCATAGTATCTTGTATAGGGTTTTAATCCATCAGCAAGGAACGTAACATTCCTTCTTCTCATGTACTTAGCTTCACGACTCTTTGTCTTAATTTTTGTAGAAACATTGGTAATTTTAGTGTCCTTAGACGTCGTTACCTTTGTTTTTTTCTTCGTCTTGGTCTTCATCGAAGAAGGACCATTCTTTGGTTTTCCAACCTTGAATTTCTCAACGACGTTTGTACTCTTCTTGTTTACAGTCTTGAACTTCTTCTTGACTTTCTTTTTATTTTTTACCTTAGTTTCAGTCCAAGTATCTTGTGCTGGTTCTAGTTTAATAGTTCCAACATAGTCAATAATACTGAATGGGTTTACATTTTCTACTCTAGTTGCGAAAGCCTGTTTCAAATATTCAATTTCATCGTATTTCAGACTTACAACATTGCCTGTTTTTTGGCAATTAGTGTCTAATAGTGGATCGTTTCCAGAAAGATCCAAAGTGTTGCCATCTTCTTGGACTTGATATTGTAATTGTGGAGTTAAAGTTACCTGTGAAGCTTCACATGAGAGTTGTTCAATTCCAGGATCAACAACCATTGTTGTTAGTTCTTCATCAAACAAATCATCATTTGTAAAATCGTCAGCAAAGAAACCAGTTTTGAATCTAGTTAATCCATCAGCATCTGTAATTTCTAAAGATCTAGTATCATTTTCAAGTATTGAAAGAGAAACTGTATCTTCTAGATTTTCAATTCGATCTTCAAGAGCACCAATATCTCTCATTGTATAACGTTTGTTATCAACGAGTGTTAATTCAGTATCTTCAACATCATAAACATATGGTGGAGATTCCAATGTTGCCAAAGTCATAGAGTCTTCGACAATTGCAGGTATCTGTGGATCATCAGAAGGAGTTCCTTGAACAACTTCAACTACACCCTCTGGAGTCAGGATGATTCTATCCATCCGTCCAAGATAGTAGTCATAACTTAGTATGGAACTTTCAGAATCTTTGGGAATCAATGGTGATGTTGAACCAGTCGTAGAAAAATCTCTTGAATCATAATCAAATGGAGACTTACCAGCTTCAGTTCCAAATGGAGCAACTCTTGGTCTAAAATCTAACGTATCAGAAGCTCTAGCAAAACTAAATTGATTAAAGTTGTTTGGATCAAAAATATCTGGTATATCACTCTTAAATCTATCTGCACCATAAGATAATACAGTGAAGACATCACCATCATCACTCTCAGGGATGGTATAGTGGTTAAAAATAACTAGTAGTTGTTTTGATGGAAGTTTGTCATCGACTCTAACCAATCTAGAATAGTCAGAAATATCTGGTCTTTGACCATCATCTAAAACGTATTGTTCTGTCAAATCTACATATTGACCTTCAATAATAGTCTGGATAGTCGCTTCAATTCTAGATTCTTGGAATACAAGAGTTTCTCCAACTGAGAATCTCTCATCATTTAAGTAAACGACTTCAACTTTAGTTGGTGATGATCTAGTAACAATTTGTGCTACGGCTGTATTATTTGGTCCAAGAAGATACTCACCTAGAATTGAATTTGTATCTAATCCAAGACCAGTTTCAAAAGTCAATGCGTCAAGAATTGGGGCTGTTGTTGTTTTGGACTCATATACTGCAATGACTTCTGCAACATCTGGATAGTTTAGTGAAATCTCTTCATCTTCAACTCTAAGGCCATAGAAGGCATTATGAGTCATTCCATTTTCTATTCCAGTGGTGATTCCAGAAGTTCTTAGTTTTGACTTATCTACAGTTAATTTTGTACTTCTCGTCCACTGCTTTAATTTTGATTTTAATCCCCTCTTTTTAGCTGTTACGAGAACAGTAACGTCAGTTTCACTTGCATTTAAACCTGTAAATGAAATTTCAGTTCCATCTCTATTAAGTGTAAATTGCTCAGTTCTCAACCTCTCTGTGGTTCCATCAGAATATGTTATTACATATCTTTCTCCATCAAATGCTTCATATAGCGCACTTGTCACACCAACATTGCTGATGTTAATGGTCATCTCACCTTGAGCATTGGTGGCTTGACCAGTTATCTGCTCATAAATTGTAAGATCTGAATTTGAAATATCAACAGATGCAATATTTACTTGATCAAGTGGTAGGAATAGTGATCCACCATTATCACCTTGATCAAATCTAGTTTGTCCAAGTCTGAAATCAACTTCAATGGTGCCAGTTGGAAGAGATCCAGTAACAACACCAGCAACAGTTGGCACAGATACAACTGTCATTGAGTCACCGTTAGCGGCAACAGAACTCACACGGTTGAATACTACTTGATCATATTCTGGATTTTGATATCTAATAATTGAATTAGTTGCAATCCCACTAAACTTGTTTCCTGATGATGTTACCGTTCCACCAGATGTAATTTGAATTCTATCTCTTCTGGTAAATCTAGGAGCAACTCTTCCCCTTTGAAGTGTATCTGCAACAAAATCAGCAGATAGACCAAGAGTTGATGCATCTTGATATACAGATTTTACAGAATTGATATCGTATACTATGATATCTTTAATAGTTCTTGGAAACTCATTTGTACCATCAATACTAATAGTTTCTCCTTCCATGAAAGTTCCAGAAACTTCATGTAGTTTTACTTTATCACCACTTGAGTGAGCTTCAGCAGCATATCCAGATGCACCACTACTATTTCCTTTGAAATATGTGCCTTTAGAATATACATATTCTTCATTCAGAGTTAGTTCAGTGTAAGTCTGAATATCAAACAGTCTTAGTTCAAAATTGCTTCCATTGCCACTATATGAATTTCTAGGTGCAATAGAGTACAATCTAGCTTCACCAACTTTTTCACCAGTTCCAGAAGTATCACTATTTCTTCTCTGATCATAAAGTTCAATTACATGGGTTGAATCTTTGTCCAGACCAAGTACAGGTGTGCCATGTACATTTTCTACCATTAAGACTGAACCAAGATCAAACGCAACTAAAGAATTATCAACTCTTTGAGTTGATCTCGGTTTCGGAATATCAATAACTCTTGATCCAACAATATCAATATCATATCCGTTTACGTATGCCTTACCAGGACCGACTGTAAGGCACATTAAATCGTCTGAGGGTACATTACCACTTCTAGTAGTTTGATCACGCTCATAGATGCCATCATTGCCCTGTTCGTCGTTCAAACACTCATCCATGGTGAGGTCCATGGGAATTACACTGTAATCACCAGATTCCTCATATGTTCTTTTTGCAAAGTAGTCTCTAATTCTATTATATTGAGTTTTCTGCTCTGCTGTCTGGGTTTCACCATCATTAAGTCTTAAAGTTTCTACAAATGCTTTATCATCTGTATCAGTTAAAAGTTTCTTGATAAGTTTCAATTCAATTTTAAATCTATCCGCTCCTGGAGCTGAAAAATTATTAAATCCAGCAGCGTTATCAAATAGATTTGTGTTCTCATTTGAATTTACAGTGGTCTCAATAATTTCGAGACCAACCTTATAAGAAGGATTATTACTATATTGATCAAGTATAATAGTTTGTTTATTTACGTTTACAAAGAAACCGCGAACAAAATAAACACCATCTGCAATAGAAACAGCGGATCCAATAGAAGTTGCATCTTGAGCAACTACTTGAGCAAAAGGAGATCCCTGAGAAATTGTTGTATTTCCATAAGTTACATCTTCTTCTGCAATGAGAAGTTCACTCTCAGAAAAAGTAGAGAAATCTCCTTCAAGTCCAGAATTTAGATATTTTACATATAATGTAAGTTGATTATCTACAGAATCTTCTGCATATAGTACATTTACAACAGAGGCTGTTACTTTGGTAGTCTGTCCTATAATTTCTGTTCCAATAAAATTTTCAGCGTATGAAGCTACTGGAACACCAAGATATTCTGGGTTGATTTTTACAGAATAATATTCACTATCATAGGTTATACCACCAGGAGTCACAACAGACCCATCTTTGAAAAAGTGATCTCCAAATTGTTCAATTTGATTTTGGAGAATGGATTGAGCGTTGTTTAACTCTCGGGCTTGAACTGGAAACCCTGGCTTAAACAGAACCTTGTAAAAATTATCAGTCTCACGAAAATCGTCAAAATATGGGGTTGTGTTTAGATTTGTCTTTTGTGCCATTGTTTCAGAATTCCAGTACTACTTTAATGTCTTCTTTTTGACGAGAGTTTCTCGCAATTGTAGGTCTATTATCGAGATATATTATTTCACCTGACCTCTTATTTATCTGGGAGTTTGCAATTCCATCTGTAAAGTTGACTCCCAAGTTGACTACATTGTTGCCAATAATAGTTGTGATACCAGTAAATGTCGTATCAACCGAAGCAGAGAAACCACCATCAGTAGTAACTGATTCTGATGAAGATTCAAAATTAACGTAAGATGATTCTGAAGTAACTCCAATATAGTCTCTTTGAGTTCCAGTGGTTTTATTGAAATATAGAGAACGATCTTGGATATATTTAATCACATTTGTTTCTTCATCAAAAGATGCGACATATCCAATAGCTGTAGTAGTACCAACAATTTGTTTGATGCTATCACCAACAACTAAAGTACCTGTTGGATTTACAACTTTAATTTGACCTGTAGCACTATAATCATTTGAAACGTAATTGGTTGTTGATCCAAATGATGTTGGATTTTTTACAATTCCAACTTGTGCAAATTGAGTATCTGTTGGGAAGTTTTTAGTTGAATCATCAAAACGAGCATATACTAGAGCTTTTTCTGCACCCAACTCCTTGTAAATATCATATCCGTGTCCTCTTGATGGTGGAATAATTGGGACAAGTTCAGCAAATTCGGTCAAACTACCACTCTGAACAGGGCCAAGATCAACAACACCGTAACTGTAACCTTTGCCACCTGCAGATATTTGAGCATCTACAATTCTTCCACTACTGTCTGTTGAAACAACACACTTGCCACCAGTACCATCACCAAGAATATCAAGTTCAACGTCAAGACCGAGACCATAACCAAATCCAGCATTTTTAATGAGAACTGTTTTTAATTGGTTATTATTGGTTTCAGAATCTCCGTTTTCACGAATAACTGAAATTTGGGGATCTGAACTAGTTGACCAATTGGATGGTAAAGTGATATATTCTGTAGAGTCAAATTTAATAATATCGGATGGATTTACAGTGAAAAGATATTTCCAAACGTATCCATCGCCACTATCACCAGCTCTAGTTGGTTCCAAATCTGTAAAGTTTGGTTCATCTTGTGATGAATTACCAGCGGGGTTTGATGGTGTAGCACCATTTTCAATACAAATATAAACTCTGAAATCAGAGTTCATCACATAATATCTTGCATCATAAAGTCTGGTGGATCCAGTTGTTTGTGTAAGGTTACTTACACTGTAGTCATGGCGATATTGTTCATATACATTACCCTGTTCCCAATCAATCCTTCTAATAACTCTACGAATGTTAGCTGCGGTAATTCTTCTACCGAACAACATCGTATCATAAGCATGATTGCTGTAATTAAAATTATCAACTGGACTTGGTGGTCCAGCAGTATTTGTATTCCAATCAGCAGTTCTACCAAATCCAACACTTAAAGTCGGATTTGGTAGAGATGTGAAAATATAATATGAGTTATTAGAATTTTCGACAGAATCAATAAAATTATTGACGTTTAAAATTCTAAACTGATCCGTTACAATAGCCGCCATTACTACCTGTTGAAAGGAATTTTTTTTATTTATGCGTGAAGTTTATAAGAAGATAATCTTATTGAGACTTCCCGTATTTCTGAGACCCAAACCACGTCTTGAAAGTGATGGGAATGATGAGAGCCCAACGTCTACAGTATTACCGCTGACCGTTAGTGAAATTGGGTCAGTGGATCTTGTAAAGTTTGCAAGTCTTCCCCAAGAGAATTCACCAATATCTGATCCAGTTGTAGTAGCAATTCCAACAGTATCAGTGTCAGACTTGATATTACATGTAATAACACCAGTATTGCCTTCAAGATGGAACCCATTTACAATGTAGATGTTGTTGAGAACTGTTGTACCAACACCAACCACAGCAGAATCATCCGCATTTACAGAAGTCACCCCGTTTCCTGTAATAGTATCTTTTACAAAAATTGGATATCCTTCAAGCAGAGTTGGTAGCAGTGAAACTGGACCAGAATCACTTAGATCAACTTGGAATTTGAGTGCCAATGGGTGGCTTCCAGTTCCAGTTGTGGTTCCAATTCCAGTAATAATTCCAGCATAACCAAGAATCACATCTGAATCCGTGAAAGTATCAGTTTCTGCAGCCTGAAGTTCAACAATAACTTGAGGATTGGTATTTTGATATCCAACACCCTCATAATCAATACTCACGGAAGTTACAATTCCTCCAGATGCACTAGCGGAAAGAATCGCTGTAGATCCAACACCAACAATTCCATATTTTGGTCTGTCTATTCTTGGTGGATTGGCAATTGAGATTTCAACCGCACCATCAGCATATCCAGCACCACCATCAACAATTGTCAAAGCGGATATTGTTCCTGCCGTTGATACTGTTGCAGTAACAGAAGCTGCAACTGGTTCATTTTGATTTACGATAAATCCATCAGCAACAACCAGACCAGTATTTCCATCATCTTGCTCATATCTGAATAGATTTGCACTCTCAACAAAAATTTCAGTATCACTTGCACTAAAATCTTTAATAATCTTAGTGGTTGGCATAACTTGTGCTTCTAAAGATTCTCTAATTTTTGGTTGAATTTGTTCAGAGATAATAATATCTTTCTTTTGTCTTGTGAAAGTGATTGGTCTAAAGACATCAGGGTCAATACCCTGATTTCTATAAACATTGGTTTCAATGTCAGTAGAATCTTTGATGGAGAAGATTGTTCTTTCATCTTGTGTGATGGTATCTGTTCCATCATATTTCTTGAGTTGAACTTCATCACCAGGTTTGACAGTTTCAAAGACGGTTACGATGAAACTATCAACTCCCCTTGTCCCTCTATAGAAATAGATGGAAATTTCATCAGATGCGCCTGGAGGTGAAGTAAAGTTGAAGTTGAAACTTGTACCACCTTCAAAGAAATAATCCTTTTTGGGTACTTGAACAACACCATTAACAAAGAGTAAGAGAACAGAATCCAAATCGATTTGAACGGATCTTTGGTTTGTTGGATCTGTTTGGAAACTTAGTGGATTTCCGTTCAGATTTAGTGGGAATCTGGTTCTTTCACCATCTTGAAGACTTTTGATAGAATCAATATAGTCAATTTGACCAAAGTTCCACGAAGAGAATGTATCATTAAGAACGTCAATTACTTCTAACTGGAATTCTTCAAATCCAGTTGTAATTCCCGCAGCCGTAACCAAACCAACTGGTTTAAAGATATCACCTTTCTTAAAGGCAAATCCTGGTCTGGAGAGTGCATAGTTAGTAACACCAAATAAATCAGTTCCAAATCCAGCAGTAGCAGCAGCTCCAACAATACAATCAACTGTTAATCCTTTTCCAGTTTCTGTCGTGGCACCAATACCAAGTCTGTTTACGCCCTCAATCGGAAGATCTCCATATGATGGATCAGGAATATTAATAACTGGATTTGTATATCCAGAACCACCACCCACAATTGTAAATTCTAAAGTACCACCTGTTGAATTTGATGAAGTTCCAACGTTAACAGTAATCTGAGTTGCTGTTGGTGTTGAAAGAACTGCGAGATCTGTATCAGAAGCTGGATCTGTTGGACGGGGATATGGATGTGTGGATTGATGATTATCTTGAGCACATGTAAATGTTATTGAACGATCTGCAATTCTAATTGTATTTGCAGTTGTCAAACCATGTGATCCAGTAAATGTCAGAGTAAGGATTCCAGTTACAGGATCATAATCTGCATCACTTACTGTTAGTGTTCCACCAATACTTCTAGTGACTCCATCATCAGTAGCAGAGACGAATCTATGTACGTTGTCAGGAATTATTGCTGTAATTGTAGCAGCTGCACCAGAGTGACCAGCCTCCTCAACTTCAATATCAACATTACCAAAATATCCAGATCCAAATGATAGATAGTTGAACTTGGCAGCCTCAGGAGCTACACCACCTCTTCTTCTATTTGGAACGAAGGTGTGAGCAAATCCAACTTTAAATACATCAACCATGAATTGAGTATCTGAAAGAATGGTATCAATTTCATATGGACCAACTGACTTAACTCCAAATACAATTCCATGATCATCATAATTATGTCCGATTGTTGAAACTCCTACATTGGTGATAATTTTATTAGGAGCAGGGAGATCAAAGATCTTATACTCAAATCCTTGAGTTCCATCTGGGAAGATTGTTGTGGTAACACCTTGATGTTCGTCTGAACATGTGAATGCAATTCCAGATAGGTTGATTACATCACCGATGGCAAGACCACTATAATTTTTCTTAGTAGTAATAGTTGAGAAACCTGTGGTCTTATCATATTCAAAGTTCTCAATTGCATAAGGTGTTCCTCTGTTATCGGGGAACCTAGTTGTAGTAAATCCAGTATCAACTGTACCACCACCAACATAAGTATTTGCATATCCAAGAGGATTGACATTTGTCACAAATGTTGTTGGTCCAACAACAGACTGAACAACATAACTATCAGCATATGTTACACGATTGAGGAATCCAGTATGATCAGTATAATTATGAGCAATAGTTGATGGACCAACATTGATTGTTAGTTGTGTGGCTGAAGCTCCAAGAACTTCAAATTCGTCAAAGAAATTAAGATCTCCAGCCTTAGCGATGCCTGGGAATATGTGAGTTGTTACACCAGCATATTGATCCGAACAAGTGAACGCTAATCCAGATAGTCTTACGAAAGAACTAATAGATGCACCTACGTTAACAGTAATTGTTGTTGCAGTTACTGCATCAATATTGATAGCAGTATCATAGAATGGATCACTTGGACGTGGATAACTATGCTCAGATGCATGGTTATTCTTTGCACAAGTGAATGTCAACGACTCATTAGCAATTTTAATACTGGTTCCTGTGGTCAAAGAGTGAGAACCGATTGTCAGTTCCATTACACCCGTTGCAGGATCGTAAGTTGCATTTGTAACATCATGATTAACTATTGGTGATGCGCCTACATTTACAGTAAATGTATTTGTGGTTGTTGCAGTAATAGCAAGATTTGCCCCAGATGCAGGATCAGTTGAACGAGGATATGTCTTAATTGCAGTATTACCATCCATTGTGCAGGTAAAGGATAATCCATTATCGGCAATAGAAATTGTATTTGATCCAGTTAAACCATGTGCAGCAGAAGTGATAACCATATCACCTGTTGATGGAGTGTATACTACATTAGTTACTGGATTTGGTAAGTTGCCAAGGTTTGAGGTAACACTGTTTATTCCAGCAGATACGAATGTATGAAGATAATTACCACCTGACTGGACTGCGTTAGATGCTGTGCCACCTACGTAAATGTGTTCACCACCACCAGAACCAATAGCAGAAACAACATTATGATTTCCTTTTGTGGTGATGGTAGCGACACCTGTAGATTCAGTATAATCAAATCCAGATATACCCCACTGAATTCCTAAATCACTTGAGAATTTATTAGTGGTAACACCAATTTCTACGGCAGCTGAACCTACGTTGATTCCAATATGTGGAATGGTGGATGGTCCTACTTGAGTCTCAAACTCTGTATTGCTGAGTCTAGTTACAATGTTAAAGAATCTACCATTTGTACCATCAGGGAATACATGAGTTGTTACACCAGCATGTTCAGGAGCACAAGCAAACTCAAAGTTCTCAAGTTTTACTTGCATATCAGTATTCAATTGATGATCCGTTGAAGTGGTAACTGTCAAGATACCAACAACGTTATTATACACAAATGTGCTAACTCCACATCTATTATTATATACGCCAGTAGGACAGATAAACTCTAGATCGTCAAACTGAACTCTCATGTCCTTATTGAGGCCATGATTAGTAGATGTAGTAACGGTCATGATTCCAGACACGTTATCATAATCAACAGTAGAAATACCGACTAAAGTATCAAATCCCTTAGGACAATCAAACTGAATGTTTCTGAAATCAATGAAGTCACTGTACTTGAACCCATGGGGGCCGTCAGTAGTTACAGTTCCAATGCCACTTACACCATCGTAAATAAAGTTTGTGATTGTTGTATAAGTTCCTACCGTATTAAATCCGATGATATCCGTAATTGTTCCAGCAGCATTGACATTAGCAACTACTTTGGCACCAACCAAAGGAGCAATTCCAATTCCACCAGAGGATGCAATTGAAACAATTACGCCACCATTTGGTAGTTGGTTTTTAACTGCATCTAGATCACTGATATATGGATCACCAGAGAGTAACTTGGTTCCACTAAACTCCACATTTACATTATCTTCATCAGATGTGATTGTGTATACGTTTAGTGGATTGTTGTCTGTGGATTGTCCTTGGTGAACACCGTTGATGAATAGAAGTCCACTGCCACTAGAAGTATCCAATCCAACTGGATAATTTCCACCATCAACAGTTAACGCAAATGTTCTACCGACACCAGTGAATTCTGGAGAAACATCATCATATAATTCATTTGTAGTATAATCATTTCTTAGATAAACACGACCACTGAATTCTGATCTAGTAAAGGGAAGTCCTCTTTCATCAGTGATGAAGTCACCACCAGCACCCCTTGGTGTATCTACAAAGTAGACATCACTTTCTACAATATTAAATGCACCTCTATGAACAATAACTTCAGTTTGATTTGAGTGTGGTACGGCTTTCGTTCCAACAAATCCTCTTTGAACATTTGCCAATTGGAATGTACCAACACCAGTGATTGGACCAGCACCAGTTGTACCCAATCCAACATTCTGGATGTTCATGAATTCATCATCAATTAAGAGAATATAATCAGGAACCAGTGTAGAAATACCAGAGAGTGGAATAAATGTATTACCAACACCAAGATCTTCGATGAGAGTGTGTGTTACGAGAGTTCTTGAAATTGGAGCTTGAACAACACCATCGAGAATAATTAGTGACTTTTCAAGTTTCTTAGTTGTATCAATTAAGTGGTTATTACCTGCACCAATTCCTGTTGGTTCAATTCCAATGTTCTTGAGTGCAAAGTCTTTCTTAGTTGCAAGTTTGATATTGTTATTGTCAATTCTAATTACGAATAGATCTTCAGGAAGAACATTTGTCGTAAATCCAGAGAAATATGATTGTCTGCTTGTGGTTGCAGTCGCAACTGCAGACATGGTAATACCAATGCCAAGTCTCTCTGAATAATATGTGCTGCCAACACCAACAGGAACATTATTTTCAACAGTGATTTGTTGATCACCGATTGCAGTTACAGTTCCAAATCCAGTTTCTGTAACAAGTTCTCTAATTGTATCGCCAATGGCAATGACTGTGGTGTTTGCAATGCCAGTAATGACTTTGGTGCCATCAGAGTCTCCAAGGAAGAATCTAAATGTGTTACCGATACTTACAATTGTAGCACCAGCTGCAACACCAGGACCAAAGAATTCATCACCAACTGCGATTCCAGTATTTGTACTTGCAGCAGAAACAATATCTACACCATCTCTAATATCACCAATTACTCCACCACCACCAGCAGTTGTAGAACCAATTGTGATAGGTTCTGAATTGATACCAATAATAGTTGATCCAGGAGAATACTTAACATCTTGACCAGAGTTCAAGAAATGACTCTCAAGGAAAATATTTCCTGTTGTAGAATCGAATACAGAGGAATTTCCAGGATTAAATCTTCTTGCGAAAATTGGATATCCTTCATATGAAAGAGTAAAGTTAGTTCTATCTTGTGGTGTATAGATTGACTGAATTACTTCCTCAATGACAGTACCTGCACCAAACTCATCAATTGCAAGTATGTTTGTATCTTGATCTCCGTAAATAATTTCACTAAATTCTTCAATTCTGATTTGATCACCAGCAAATTTGCTATCTGGTTTGAATAGCAATTTGGCAAAGATTCCATCATATTCCGATGTAAATGTGCCAAGACCAATAGCAGTATTTACTCCTAGTTGAGGATATTCGAGTACAAAAATGTCTCTTTGACCAGCCTCTTGAGTCATCATGACTTGACTCATGGACTGTGTATTTCCACTTGATACTCTAATTATGGACTTAGAAACACGATCAAATAGTGATGTAATTCCAACAACAGTAATACCATAACCAGCCATGGTTTCTTCAATTACATTAGACTCTAGTCTTGCGGTTCTTTCAGTACCGTCTGCCTGAGTTGTTAGTTTGAAGAATGTAGATCTAATACCAACGCTAGTTGTGGTAAATCCAATTACGTTAGATTTGACCAGAGTTGGATTGCCAACGTTATTATGGAATTCTAGTTTTACAACATCATCAGTTCCACTAGTATCATAATTTACACCAAAAGTACCAATTGGACTATAGTTTAATAATCTATCACTAGTATCAAATCCATAATCAGCAATGAATCCATTTACACCATCATGAAGAACAGACACTTCAGCATATTGACGCTCAGAAGTTACTTCATCTAAAATTTCAACGTATGCAAACGCTGAATTAAATTCACTAGATGCAAGACCAACTATTTGCTCAGTGGAACCAATTCCAACAGATGTTGTAACACCGATGAGTGTGGTGTCCCCGATGATAACAGATCCAATACCACTTGATCTTGAATCGAATAATTGACGGAAAGCTTTTAAGTTATAAGTTTTATCTGGATTGGAAGGTGTGAATCTAAGATTCATCGTTCCAAATGTTTGATCATAGAATGCTGTAATTTCACCTAGACTTTCTTTTTCTTCTTCAAGAGCAACTCCCAATTGTGGATTTGACTTGATGTTAGATTTTTCAAGAATGTATGAATTGTTATTTCCATCAGAAAGAATTACAACATCATAAACCTGATAAGATGTTAAATCAATAGCATCGGTTACAATAACTGTAAATCTTGAATACCCTGTTCCTGCAGGGAATGAAATAATATCTTTAAAAGTACCAACTAAGTTTTCTCTGTCAATAAATGACTCACTGATATCATCAATTTGAAGAACTCTGTTTGTAATACACTCAATATAATTTGTTAGTTTTTTGGTTCCAAACTTAATAGAGTTTGTAGCAACTTGGGCAAAATTAGTTACATTTTGATCAACGTCAGTATCAACGGCAAAGTCGAAGAAATTGTTAGTTGTTACATCGGATTGATTGAACAAATCAATAACCAATGATTGTGTTCCATCATCAATTGCATTAGTAGCAGCAACAGCAACAGAGGTGACTTCAGTATCTGCAAAATTCTTTGTTCCAGAAATGTGTGCAAGACGATTGACTGGACCAATTAGATCTTCATATTTTACAGGACTCTTAATACTATATGCCAATCTTTGATAATAATCATTATCGGGAACAACTTGAGTATCTTCATTTAAAATACCTCTATTATCCAACCAACCAAAATTGATGGTTGAACCATAACCAACATCATAGAAAGCATTGAATCTCTTAGCTTCAACAATGACGGCTTCTGCACCAGAGACAGAACCATAGACTTTATCTCCAGGTTCTAATTCATATGCACCTCTAGTTTTGAAAATAGCATCTTCATTTGACTCAACAGTCAAATTAATCTTAGTTCTTTCTCCAGATTCATTAACTAATTCTAATGGTTCATTGTTAATGAAAGGTTTGGGAGCAATTTCAACAAAGAATGTTGGATATGCATCTTTCTTTACGATAGATCCAAAGTTTACATTAGTAACACCAACACCAGGAGCTCCAGTTCCAATACCAGATAGATCAATTGTGACTTCAGCAGGGTTAATGCCACCATTGAAACTTGTTACTTCAAAGAATCTAAATCCATAGTCTTTTGAGTTAAATCCATCACCTTCTCCAGTATATTCTTGAATACCATCAACAAATACTTCATCTCCAGGAACTAATGGATTTGTAGTGAATCCTAGAACAGGTGTCACAACCGTTAGAGTCATGATACCAGTTTGAACACTATCAATTTTAGTGATACTTAGTCCGTTATCATTAATTAGACTGAATACACTATGTCCAACACCCTGAAGTCCAGCTCCTGCGTTGATAATTTCTACAGAGTCAATACTACCACCATCCAAATTTGCAAGTAGAGATACACCATCAACTTGTTCATTTGTAACTGAGTTTACAAGAACTAGATTAGGAGGACTAATGAAATTTCTACCACCAAAGACAGGTCTAACATCGCCAGTTGTAAAATATCCAGTAATTTCATGGAGAGCTGGAATATCAGCGACTGGTTTTAGAGTTTTATCTACTGCAAAATCAAATCCTGGTTTTTTAACTTCAACAAGATTAAGACGACCAATTTCTTGTGATTTTGGAATTAACTCGGCATCAACACCAATTTCTGATGTGATTGTGCTTATTCCAGGGAGTCTATCATATTCAAATCCTTGTGATAAAATATCTATTTTGGAGATCCCACCAAAAGCACTAGTTGATCTTGTCGTGTATTCAATCTTGTCAACTTCAGATTTGACATATGAGTCTTTTTCTGGTTTATCTGGGAGATTAATTAAGAATGTTGTAACTGTAGTTCCCAATCCAACAACTGTTGATTGTTTAGAATATTCACTATCAACATACAAAATTCTTGAGAAATTTTGTGTTGCATCATCTGATTCGACCAGAGTATTGTCTGATATTTTTTCTAGATTGTAGAAAAGTTGTTCTGGTAGATATTCATTAAATTGAATTGTAGCACTAGCAGTTCCTAGGCCAGCAGTTCCTATTCCTATAATTTCAAATGCGGTAGACTGTCCTGTTCCTACAATTTCATTTCTATATTCTTTGTCATAGAAAATTTTGAAATTATATCCAGACAATGTTGGATCTGATAGGTCAAATTTAAGACTATTATTTCTTGTTACTTCTATTTCTGGGTTAACTTTAGAGATTGTATGTGATGAACCACCAACAGTAGTGAATCCAACTAATGTCAGAGTTTCTCCAGACAAGTCAGTTAGAGTTTCTGCAAGAGAGAATGAATCTGGATCACCAGAGAAGACAAAATATTTTCCAGTATCAATGCCCGTTGTTTCATCTGCATTATAGAATACTAGATCTCCAGTGACTAAACCATGACTTTCAATATTAAATCTTGAACTTGAAAGACCAACAGAAGATGAACTAAAACCAATTTGATCAACTACAACGTTTTGAATAAATTCTTCAAACTTAATTCTTACAGCCGTTGATGTTCCAATACCAACAGTTAGATTTGGTTTTACCTCGAATTTAACTGAATCATCTTTTTGCAATCCATGAGAAGATCCAGTTGAAACTCTTGCAGTGAGTCTTTCAACTTTACCAGTTATTTGCTTAAAGTTTGATTGAACTTGATATTCATAATCATCCGAATCACAACTGATAAAGTTAATCTCAGTAGAATCCAGTGTTGTTTTAATGCCAATGGTGTTGGGACCTTTGTTGACAACATATACTAATTGTTCTTGACCACTTATTGGTAAGTTAAATGTTGCACCAGCACCAACTGTAGATACTGCGATAGGATTACGATCACCTGGTTTAATAATTTTAATTTCTTGATTATCAACGAATGGATGATTCTCAAGATAGATTGAATATGTTGGAATACTTCTATCTGTTGTTATGCCACCAATTTCATATGATCTATCTACTGCGATACCAGTAGTTGTTCCAAATCCAACTGCTTCGGTTGGATTGAAATATACAACGTCATTTGGTTTGGAATCTAAAGTTGCTCCATCGAAAGAAAATATAAATTGACTTGGCTTGACTGTTAGTGCAGCACCAACAGTGTGTCCAGAACCAGTTGTTCCTCTCTTGACTCTAATAATATTGTTAAATCTTCCAAAAATATTTAATGGTTTAAAAACATTTAAAACAGTTACAGTTTCATCGTTAATTTCAATTTCAGTGTTTGGTCTTAAAAACTCAGGAACTCTCGAAACTGGAAGATCTGTGGTCATTCCACCCACAGATTCTAATGGAACATTCTCAGTTAAACTAAAATCATCAATTGGAACACCAATCGACTTATCACCTGCTAACTGAGCAACATAAGTAGAAAGACCAGATATCTTAACGATATTTCCAGCTTCAAGATCGTGATAGGTTGAAATAGAGGCAATTACTTGATTATCATTTAAAGTTTCAAATACAAACTTATCGTATGTTAAAAATTCTTTTGTAATACTTTGAACATCTGTTCCAGTAACCTCAAATACCTGAGCTGCAACTGCACCACCAGTGGTTCTAGTATTATCAAATACAACACTATCACCAACTTTATAATTTCTACCTTTATTAACAATAGCAAGACCAGTTACGCCACCAGTAGATCTTGATTGTACAGTAATATCTTGATTATCAAAATTATATGGTTGGGTGAAGAAGTCATAATCTGCACCAACTACAGATACATTATATGGGAAAGTATTTCTAATTAATTCATTTCCAATAAAATCAAAATCTTGAGTTAGTGATATTGAAGATCCAGCAAGATTTTCTGGTACAATATTGGATCTGTAAGAATTTCCAATGAAATATGGGAAACTAGATACAAGATCTCCAGTAAATGAATCTAATTTTAGAGTCGCAAAATAAGCATAGGTGCCATTTGGAAATTCTGGAGTTTTTGTAAATCTACCATTGTGCTTATCCAGATCACCAGAGTCATTGAATATGTAATCTTCTAAGAACAGTCCAGATTCAAATCCAGAGGGTCTGTCTTCGACTTGTGTAATATCAATAGTATATCCAGACTCAATCAGTTTAATGATTGATGTTGTGCTATCTGGATCAGTATAACCATAACACCCATAAATTGGATTTCCATCATATGCCCACCCAATTAGAGGTGAATGTTTTGTTGGATCCAAATCTTGGAAGTCTGCTTGTAACTTTGGATTATATCCAACAGCACAATACTGGAGTCCATTTTCACCTTTATCAACTAAAGCCTCTCCATTATAGTCAGCAAATCTAACTCTATTGTTAATAGTCAGATTTCTAACAGATGGGCGTAAAAGTGCCCCAGACCCTCTTGAAATACCCTCAACTGAGGTGTTTGATGCAACATAGTTGTTACCAGTTCTTAATATAATTACGTCAGTAACATTTCCATTATCATTCACAAGTGCTCTGGCTTTACATCCAGATCCAGATTCACTACTAATAACAACATCTGGTGGAGAGAAATAATTATTTCCAGGTTGTGTTACTAAGATATCGATAATTTTCTTATCAACAATTACTGGTTGCAATTCTACACCAGTACCAGTTTTAATATCCACAGTTGGTCTCTTGTGGAAATTAAGTACCTTTGATCCATATGATGAACCACCATCATACAACAAAGTATCTACAATTTCACCTTTAACAACAGGTGTAGCTGTAACCACACCAACAGTGTTTGCAATTGATACTGCAACATCAACAGTTACTGGTGGATAATTAAAAGTATGAAGACCAGTTCCAATACCTGTGATTCTTTCGGCAAGACCTCTATTGAAATTAGTGGGATTGGTCCCTGCTACACCAGCATTTGCAATTCTAAAATTATTGTCATCAATTTTTAAAATATAATATTGATCTTCAGTTGATAGTTCTGGTATCTTATCACCAGATGCAGAATAAGTAACTAATTCACCTGTGGAGTATCCATGATTTTTGAAATTAAATGAATTGTTTGAAGTCGTAATCCCTGTAGTTTGAATAGCGACAGCTCTATTCTCATAACCAGATCCACTATCTAAAACATTAACACCTGTTATTTGTTTTGTTTGGTTTGCTGTCCTAAACTTATGGAAACCACCACTATTACTACCAGTACTAAATCCAACAGTGTTTATACCACTGTTGAAATCTGCGATACTTTCATACAATCTAAATGATGTTGGATCAATAATTTCAGTAAAATATTTACCACCAGTTTCTAAGAAATTTCCTGTGAAATTAGTTTGTCCAAAACCAGTGATAGCAATTGATTTGTTGCCGTTTGGATCATATACAACTTCTTCACCATTTCCGAAATTGTGATTATTAATTGTTCTAATAGAATCAAAATAAACGGAGACTCCACCACCATCACTGGCATTTTTTCCATTAAATCCAACTTCTCTGAATACATCTAGAACAATAGGTTCAACTCTTGCTCCAGCACCATTACCACCACTAACAGTTACATTCAAGACCTGATCAATGCTAAACTCTTGTGGATCAATTAGAACATCCTGTAAAGTTCCTCTTACTGCAACATTTGAAGCTGCAGTTCTTCCATTATTATCTGATCCAGAAATTACTAATTTTGGTGGATTTACAACATCATAATTTTCGCCAGAATTGAAAACATCAATTTTTTCAACTGGACCAAAAAATACTTTATCGTCAGTTTTATAGTTTGTAACTTCTACACCATTCTCAAGAATACCACAAGCACCAGCAACTGTAGAAGTTTCAGCACCAGTATCTAATGATCTTATTAAAGAAAACTTTTTGAGAATTTTCTGTGGATTAATTTTTTTATTAACTTGCTCTTCTAGAGAAAATACATGACTACCAGTATCTCCACTTAAAGGAACATTTATTTTTATATTTCTACCACTATCAATAAATGATCTTGCAACATAGAGTTTTACTTTGTTATTTGGGCTTAGAACCTCAACAAAATAACTTCTACCAAACTCAAGTCCTTCAATTGGATCAGTTGCTGTTCCAGCAGAATAAACTACTTCGTCACCAGTTATGAAAGGAACATTGGTTGGAAAAGAAACAATATTATAGTTGCCACTATCGGTATCTAAATCTTCAATAGATCCAGATGATAAAGATGCCTCTGCTATTGAAGATTCAACTTGATTCAAATCAATGTTATAATCAGGAAGAGAATTCGATGCTACATACATCTCACTCTTGTCTTTTGTAATATAAGTGTTTAGAATATTTGATATTAGTTTATCATTTCCATATTCTAATTCAATGCCAGAACTTGATGCTTTTTTTACAATTCGTCTAATATCATAACCTCTTCCCTGTACCAAGTTGGTAATTCCATCACCAGATAAAACAACTTCTCTATTTCCAGTAATAGAAACAGTAGCTAATCCTACAACAACATCACGATCACCTCTATTAATAATTTCAACATTATCACCATTACGGAGATATGCATCATCTAAATCTCTCTCTAATACGAAAACAGATCCATTAAATCTGTTAACTTCTATGCTAGATGCCGTATTATACTTCCAAGAATTGAATGAGATTTCTTCATAAGTTTTTTCACTTGATGGGTTATCAATATTTGCACCAATAGATTTTGTTCTATAAATTTCTCCAATCTGAGCATTATAGATTTGCTCTTGGGGATCAAATTCAGAAATTACACCCGTTAATCTTAATTCAACTTTTTCATTTGTATCTGTGGTATAACCATATACGATGTCGTTAGTTCTAATACTTGTCGCAGCTGGAATATTTTGAGTAATTCCAGAGCAACCTAAGAACTGAGTAATTGTTTTATCAGTATATGTAATGGTATTTGTACCACTGACCAAAACACCAGACTTGGGGAAACCAATTGTACTATCAACTGTAATGACATCATCACCAATCAGAACGTCACCAATACATTTTGATTGTGGTGTTATTGAAAATGTTCCTTCAAATCCAGGGGAAGGATCCTGATATCTTTGATAGAGATAGATTGTATAATATGATCTTCCACCTCTAATAGTGTTCTCTACTTCAGAAATTGGAGCTGAAGCGCCATTAATTTCTGTAGAATTTTCATTATCATCTTGGAACAATGTCTGTCCAGAAAGATTGAGTGGATTTCCACCACCAACCTTTTCTGCAACTAGTACTAGTCTTCTTCTGAATGATGCTTGGGATGGTTCAAATAGAAATTCTGATTGTTTTCTAACACTTGATTGTTGACCAAATAAAATAGAAATTAGAGTGTTAATTGATTCTCCAGTTCCCTTTGATTGGTAGAATGATTTTAAATTTTTAACTAAGTTGTTGATATTGAGATCTTCGTCAAAAGACTCATCTTCAAAACCTGGTGCATATAATACCTTTAGGTTTCTAAAAAATTCACGTAAGAATAGGGTGCTGAGATTGGTCACACCCATACCGACAGTATGAGCCTCTGCTTCTGTTTCTTTGAATATTACTTCGCCATTAGAATAATTACTAATACCACTAAATCCACGAATACATCCAGTAAATGAATTTGTAGTAATGCCAGTGTAATAGATTATCTCATTATTAATCTTAAATACACCATCTTTATTTGGATATCCCTTAGTAGATTCAACGTTAACAACGGTATCACTACTTGATACAGCTGATGTCAAAGTAGTAACGCCAGAGACGATATCTGATGTAATATTATCAAACTTTAGGTATTGATCAAGATTATCAATCAAATCCCCAGGGCTACCCTGAGAATCTTGTGATTTGTAATACTGCTTTAAGAAGTCAACCGCCTTTGGTGTTTCTACGGAAACATAAGACGGTAATTGACTTTCAATAATTTGATTAACTTTTACTCTCGTATCAATTCCAGTCTCTATCATTTTACCTTGTTAGTTTGCCGTTTGAGTAACTTGAAGTCACTGGGAATCCGATTCCCGAAACTTGTTCACCAGAAGTAATTGTGTCCTTCACCATATTTATCGTGCTTTTGTCGATTGATAATTCAACAAATAAGTTTTCTAATCCAATAACATCATTGCTTTCTGGGAATGCCTGAACTTCTACAATTCCATTAACAACCACTGTACTAACTATGTTAATAGTGAAAATATTAATCTCACCTGTTTTGTAATCTACAACTCCAGCATTTTGAACTTTTGTAGACGCTACACCATTTTCATCAATAGCAATAAATGAAACAATACCACTCTCATAAGTGCCATTAGGAAGCATAGTTGGTGTATCTGTCATGTACAGAATTTCAGGAATACCTGCAACATTAAATCCTGTTGATTTGATATTTGCTCCTGCTGGATTTACATGAAACTGATTTCCAAAACACAACTCATATTGAGCTGGATTGTTCAGGATAGTTCTCATATTTCTTCTAATTTTTACTTTTGTAATATTAGAAGTAATTGCACTATCAGTGGCGTCAATAACATTTAATAATTTGCTATATTTAAATCTTCCACCAAAATTATTAAGATCTTCAGAATCTGCAAATTCAGATAGTGTTGATACAACATTACTCTTTAGAGTGTCCAAACTAGAAACTCTACTTCCATTGTAATATACAAAAGTATCGAGTTCTATTGAAAGAATTTCAAGATCAACAATAGATTGCTTAATTCCAGCAACTGCATAATCTTTCAATCTACTTAGAATAATTCCTTTGTTAAAGTCAGATATAAAATAATCATTCTTAGGTTTGATTGATATTTCAACTTCACCAAATCTTGGTGGCGTCATTTCTTCACCACCAACCACAGAAACAGATTCGGTATCGGGAAAAATTTGTTTTACGATTGCTTCGTAATCACTAGCCGTAACCGCTCTATACTGTGATGAATATGACCTAGGAGCAAAGTATTTAATAGACTGTAAAGACTCTATCTCAGCGCCTCCTTGCGCCTTCTGGTTGGTTGTTATCGTTATACCATTAGATGGTGAAATTCTGTTTTCTTCAGCACCTCTTAGAACTCCAGCAAAGCTAAAGTTTGTGACACCATTACCTTCCAGTCCATCAGTTATAATGAATGATGCATTAATTTGACTTCCTGTTTCTAGTGCTTTACCAATAACACCATCACCAAACAGTAATTCATACTTTTCATCTTTTACTTCTTGTAAGAAGAAAACTTCGGAAGTCGAACCGATTTTAAATAAAGTATCTGATTTTACATATTCATCACCCAAAGTCATGTCTTGGGGGCCTTTGACTCTTACCCTCAATGTATCAGTATCTACTGATGGATTTGGAATAATAAATCTTTGATCTAGTGATGTATCAACATTAAATTTCTTAGTTGCGTATGAACCCTGATAGACTTCAATATTTGAGAAAGTTGCAGTTCTAGCACCAATCTGATTGTCTAATGGATCATCTAAAGGTGATGTTGTGGTAATATCTTCTGGTATAGAGAATACAAAACTAGTATTTTTTGTGTTACCAGTACAAACTAATCCTGCTTTTAGAGTTACAGTTTGACTTGAACCAGAAAATTTAACAGAAAATGATATTATTGACTTAGCTGCAGTTCTTGATCTGGGTGTATATCCAATATTTCTCGCTAATGAGACAACATTTTCTCTCAATGCGGCAGATTCAATGAAAGATTCATTGACAACCATGTTCGCATTGAATGCGCTGATGTAAGTATTATAAGCAAGCGTGTCTATCAGGACAGAAAAGTTCGATCCTTCAAAGTCAAAATCAGAAAAATCAGAATTTGCTCTCAAATAATCTTTGATTTGCGTCCTGATTTGAGCAAAATCTAAGTTTGCGTACTTTGTGAATGGCATTTTATCTGGTAGCCTCTAATACGAAGGAGAATTCTTGTGCTGGAATGTCTAAACCAACAATATTATATGCAACAACGCATTCAAATTCATTTCTATCGGGCGCTGGTCTCACATTCACTTTAACATTATCGACTCTAGGTTCGTATTGATTGATTACCAGTCTGATTTCTTCTGCAATTTGGGTGGAAGTACCAAAATCAACAAAGGAAAATAGTAGATCACCTACTGGTGAACCCAGATCTGAGTCAAAAAACCTCTCAGTGAAGTTAGTTTGGACCAAATTACGAACGGCTTTCTGAATCGCCCTCTCATTTTTTAAAATAGGTAGGTCTTTTGTGACAGGATGAGCCTCAAAAGAGAACGAAATGTCCTTAAATGCTCTTGAAACCCTTTGAGTTGCCATTAATCGACCTAGTACTTTATGTATTTAGAGAGGTTTCACTGCACATCTTCATACCGACCTTCTTGAGAATGGTACATGTCTTCACTTTTTTCAATATTTTCTCGTTCTTTCGCTGTTTTCCAAAAATATTCGTCTTCACGACCCATTCCAAGTCGCTCATAACCATTTTCTACACTGTAATATTGCGTCGAAACCTTAAAATCAGGCATTTTGGGATCAACAGGAGTCAAACTGTTGTCAAAAATACGCATTCTGTTGTTTGGATACAATGCATACTGCCCATTTTCCAATTCAATGAGGTTTGATGACTTATGTTCGGCAGGATTTTCACTTGTGGCATAGTCAATCACGTCTGGATCCTGGTGATAATTGTCTAGAGTACACACATAGGTGCCTCTCTGGATGCCGAAGTCGCGTGTATATAGTTCATAGTCCATTGAACCGATAAACTGCTTCTGAACGGCAACTACACCATAGTCCATACAGTTCCAAAACTGTAGATTTGGTAGATCCATATCAGGATCGGGTGTCTTTGGTTCCGAGAGAAACGCGCTGATGGGCAGTTTATCGTACATTGCAGCATACTCTGGTAAGTATGTCTCAAAATAAAAAGCGCGTCCAGGAATCGACTTAGCCGATACCCAAACGCCTTTTACAAATTCACCATGACCACTTTGATGATCAGTGAGATATTCTTTGCGAACCCAAACTTCAACTGAGGGAAGATTGCAAATTAAAGCAGCCATAATGACTTAATGTATCTTCACCTATTTAACCCTTAGCGACCTTGACCTTTATAAGGCTTACGAGCCGAGTTACGGGACGACGCCGCGAATTTTGTGTTCTTGCTATTGCCTTGCCGAGTTTTTTTGGGCTTACCAGGCATAAACCCATCTTTGACTAGACCGACTTTAGAACGAACTGCCATAATTAAATCACTCCTCTAGTAGTTGCTTCATTTCGTGACGGAAGTTTGCAGGATTCAATGAAGGATCCTGTGTCATGTAGTACTCATGTGCGTACCACTCCATTTTATCCATGAACTCCTCTTCTGTCAACTCTTCGTGGACGAGCTCCGCGCCACGGTAGACATTGTAGTAATAGTTCTTTTTCTTTCTAGGCATTGCGACCTCCTCAGATAACGCGAGATTTTTCGTGACCGACTCTGATGCGGGGATCACACCAGATCTTATATCCTGCGGCAATCGCATCCAGACAGAAGGAGACATCCTCTCCACACATGTCCTGTACATCACCACTCTCAAAGACTTGCATCTTCGGAGCAAACCAAGGATACTTCATTTGCTCATTCTCAAACACTCCATGCTTGATTAGGATCCATCCGAAACCTGCATAATCGACTGTGAAAGGCTTCTTACGATTCTTCATCGTATCCAGAGTTTCATGATTCATCACTCCA